TACTACGACTACTCCCCCTCTGGGTGTGATCGTTGGTATTCGTGTAGCTGATCCTGGTGTGTCTCTCCAAGGTACTTCATTGACCTTAGAAAAACAATACCTGAATAAATCAGCCGGTAATCATTATGTGTGGGTAGTTGATGATCCTAATGTCATCTTCTCAGCACAGTTTGATTCTACTGGTGCTGCACAAACAGCTATGCACAAGTTGTGTACCACTAACCAAGCAGCTGACCAAACTAGTACATTGAGCCAATCGGCTCCGTACTCTAGTACGGCATTGACTGGTGTGGCTACAACTCACGTAAGCAATACGACTATTCTCCAGATTATCGGTGCAGTACAAGATCCGACCAATCAAGGCGCTTTGTCTTCTGCTGCAACTACATCTACTGCCGTGCCGTATGTCTCTGTATTGGTTTGCTGGAATCAGCATCAATACTTTGGCTCTTCGGCTGGCGTATAAAGGAGAATAGATTATGGCTGGCGTAATCACTACTGGCTCGCATCCAAAGGCCCTTTGGCCTGGGGTAAAAGCTTGGTGGGGTCTATCTTATAACGAACATGCTGTTGAATATGACAAGCTGTTTGATAAAGATACCTCATCGCAAAACTATGAAGATCTCGTACAAGATACGGGCTTCGGACTGGTTCCTGTCAAGAATGAAGGGGCTGGTGTTAACTACGATTCCAGTGTTCAAGGTTTCACGACTCGCGCAACGCATGTTGCATATGCAATGGGCTACATCGTAACCAAAGAAGAAATGGATGATAACCTGTACGAGAAAGTAAGTAAGGCTCGCTCTGGTTCTCTGGCAATGGCTTTCCGCCAAACCAAAGAAAACATTGCAGCTAATATTTACAATCGTGCTTTCAATAATGTATATACTGGCGGCGATGCTGTGTCTATGTGTTCTACGGCACATCCAAACACCTCTGGTGGTACCTTCTCAAATCGCCCTTCTGTGGACGTGGATCTTTCTGAAGCTTCTTTGGAAGATGCAATTGTTCAGATTATGGGCTTCCAGAATGATCGTGGCTTACTAATTAATGTGATGCCCCGTTCACTCATCATTGCTCGTCAAGAGTGGTATAATGCTAACCGAATCCTCAAGAGTGTTTACACTCCTGGTTCGGGGAACAACGATATTAACGTGCTGAAGGCTACCAATGCTCTGCCCGAAGGTATTGTAATGAACCACTATCTGACTTCTCCTCACGCCTGGTTCATTCGCACGAATGTCCAGAATGGTCTGAAGTACTTCGAGCGTCATGGCATTGTCTTTGATCAAGATAATGACTTTGATACAATGAATGCTAAGGCCAAGGGCTATGAACGTTATAGCTTTATTTGGGCGGATCCTCGTTGTATCTATGGTTCTAACGGACCATAATTGTAATTAAGATAGCCCCCTTCGGGGGGCGTCTTTGAACAAGGAGACAATAATGGGCGCTGCTCATAAAGAAGAAAAGGGTCAACTACCCCCAGTACCATCAATTCCAAAACAGTAATACAATACCGATCCTGAACGTTCATTAGAACGTGACCCATCACTTTTAGGAGATTTAAATGGGAACACCTACCCGCTTTAACTATGGTCTAGCTACCGTAACCAAAACCGAACCACTCGGTAATTACCCTCTTCCAGATCCTTTTCATACTAGTTCTAGCCCAACCAGGGCTAGGGGTTGTTCAGTATGCAAACGATTTTGACACACTAATCGGCACAGACTATACAGTCACAGGCACTAGTTCTACTTTTGCTTTATCTACCACTGTTGTGGGTGGCGCTGCTGTATTAACACCCGGCGGTGTTTCAACCGCTTCCTCTGCTTATAAAGCAGGTCAATTCTTACAATTCCAGGCAGGTAACAAACTCTGGTTTTTATCTCGCTTCCAAGTATCCTCTGTAACGGCCCCTACGGCTTATGTAGGCCTTCAAGCAGGTTCAGCAACCACGGATGGCTTATGGTTCTCTATGGCTGCTGGCGGCGTTATAAGCCTTGTATCCACGGTAGGCAGTACAGCCACTACTCTGGTATCTACAGTAACCACAGCCACTAGTGCTGCATGGGTAGATGTGGGTTTCTACTTTAATGGTACTGAGTTAGATGTATTCGTGAACGATGTTATGTCTTTCCGTGTAGCAGTGCCTACTATTGGTTCTTCTGCCACTACATTGACTAATGCCATTTTGACACCAGTATTTGAAATCACACCTACTGCTACTCAAACCTTAACTGTGGATTACGTCTTGGCAGCTCAAGAAGTCACCCGCTAATAGGAGGCTTCCATGGCTAATGTAGTCAACACACAAGTACTGATAGATGGGACAAGAAACACTACAGTAAAAATTACAGGAGTATTAGACACCTCAGATGTGGCTACTACTATTGTGATTGATCCTGCTGCGTTCTCCCCTATCCCTTCTAAGTTCCGCATAGATCATATAGACTATTCTATATCCACCCCACTTGAGGTACGTCTACTGTGGGATGGTACTCCACAACTAGATATATTACCTCTATCAGGACGTGGGCGTATGTCCTTCTGGAACTTTGGTGGTCTTCAAAACAATGCTACTTCTCCTACAGGTAAAATAGCCCTAGAGACTACAGGTTATAACACTACTATAGGTGGTACTCCTTTAGTATTTTCTGTAGTATTAGAACTAGTTAAACAGGGTGTATAATGGAAATAGCTAACAGCAATGCTAAAGAGATTCAACTGATTGCCACTATCATTCGTGCTGATGGCACAGTGGAACCTCTTGGTATTGTAGACTATTACCATAGAAACCCACTGAAGATGTTTATCTGGAAAGTAAAACAATTTATTAAAGGATTATAATTATGGCTACACTGCTCGTAAATACAGGCAAAGCTATTGTTACTAACCGTCTCAACAGTGGTGGAACAATACCACAATATGTTGCTTGGGGAACTGGTGCAGGAACAACAGCAGCGACTGATACAACATTATTTACTGAGGTAACACCTAGAGTATCAGGCACAGTTACACAGCAAACAACATCAACTACTAACGACACTTTTCAAGTTGTAGCAACACAAACTGCAGGCACTACTGAGACAATCACAAATGCTGGTTTGTTTGATGCTTCTACATCTGGTAACTTGTTTGTTAAAGGAGACTTCACTGGTGTAGCATTAAACAGTGGTGACTCTATCGCCTTTACTGTTAAAGTACAATTTAGTTAAGGATAACAAATGGCGCTAGTACTTGCAGATAGAGTAAAGGAAAGCTGTACATCCCCTGGTGTAGGCACAGCAACTCTATTAGGTGCTGCTGCTGGTTATAAAACTTTCTCTGCAGGGGTTGGTGCCAGTAATACTACTTATTATGTTATTGCAGATCAAATAGGAAGTAACTGGGAAGTAGGTTTAGGGACTATAGGGGCTGGAGGAACTACTCTAGTCCGTACCACACCTTTATCAGGTAGTGCAACTACTCCAGTTAACTTCTCTACCGGTACACAAGATGTATTCTGTGACTATACCGCTTCTACAGCAGTGCTGGCATCTAATAATCCCGGTACATCAGGTCAAGTACTAACATCTGGTGGTATAGGGGTTGCTCCCTCTTGGGCAGCGATTGCCAATACTGGTGTATTAAGCTTCTCAGCAGGCACAACTGGACTTACACCTAGCACAGCTACTACTGGTGCGATTACTGTTGCAGGTGTTTTAAATGCCGCAAACGGTGGAACTGGTGAAGCAGGAACTCTAACTGGTATTTTGTATGGTAATGGAACATCCGCTCATACAGTTGCTACAACCGCTCAAGTATTGTCATTGATTGGAACATTGCCTGTAGCTAATGGCGGTACAGGGGTAACAACTTCAACAGGTTCAGGTTCAGTAGTATTAAGTACAAGCCCTACATTAGTTACCCCTGTATTAGGTACACCATCAAGCGGTACAGTAACAAACTTAACAGGAACAGCATCAATTAATATTAATGGCACAGTAGGCGCTACAACTGCCTCTACAGGCGTGTTTACTACTGCAACTGCCAATAGCTTTATACCTAATCTATCTACAATACCTACTAATGGTGTATATTTACCCGCAACTAATTCTATAGGTATTGCAACTAATAGCACTAATGCAGTAACGATAGATGCTAGTCAGAA